TAATGATCTGCTAATACAAACGTACCATAAGCTACAATATCAACTACATCATTTACTGATGCACCTGATGCTAATGTAATGCTTGTACCATTTGTAGCTGTGAAGTCTGTGCCAACTAATAGTTTAACACCATTGAGGTACACATCAATATAGCCAGTATCATATGTAGCGGCGAATACAGTTTGACCTGCTGTAGCTGTGTATGTGGTACGTTCTGATGTACCATTAACCGCAGAACCAGCAGCTTGCCAACCAGAACTACTACGAACAAACATAATGTTACTTGTAGTATTAAAGTATAATGCACCTGTAATAAGTGCATCACCATCATTGTCTACTGTAGGAGCAGATGATTTAGCACCTAAGTATCTATCATCAAAGTTATCATAAGAAGCTGCCGCCGCATTCTGGCTAACCAAGGCCGCCGCCGCTGAATTAGCGGATGAAGTTGCTGAAGTTGCCGCATTGGTTGCACTTGTAGCTGCATTCGTCGCCGAAGTAGCGGCAACAGTAGCTGAACCTAAGATACCATCTACATACGTTTTATTAGTAACATCAGTACCAGCAGTAGGTGTAGCAAGACCAGTGATCTTATTGTTACCCATTGCCAATGCACCAGACATCGTATCGCCTGTCTTAGCTACCCGTGTATCACGCTGAGTATCTGTATATACTTTTGTAGATACATCTTGTGCTGATGTAGGATTACCTACGCCAGTAATCTTATTCGTAGACATGGCTATTGCGCCTGTCATCGTGCCACCAGCTTTTGGTAGTTTAGTCGCAATGGAGTTTGTTACTGTTGTGCTGAATGCATCATCATCATTTAGAGCATCAGCTAGTTCACCAAGAGTATCTAGCCCTGCACCTGCATCACCAACTAATGTAGATATTTCATCGTCTACATATTTTTTAGTGGCTGCATCAAGATCAGAACTAGGTGCTGTTAGATTAGTAATAGTAGCAGATGTACCCGCATTCATATTAAGATTGCCGTTAACTACTAAGTTAGTGAATGTAGATGTACCAGAACCTGCTGTTACGTTACCAGTTAGATTACCAGTGACGTTACCTGTTACATTTCCTGTATGTACCCCTGCCGTGTTACCAGTTACGTTACCAGTAATATTACCTGTGATACCACCTGATGAAGTCAGTGTAGTAAATGCACCAGTAGATGCAGATGATGCACCTATTGTAGAACCGTCTATAGAGCCACCATTAATGTCTGCAGTAGCTAGGGTAGCTTGGCCTGACGTAGACAGCGTTGTGAAGCTACCTGCGGCTGTTGCAGAAGCACCTATAACAGTACCATCTATATTACCACCGTTAATGTCTACAGAAGTAAGTGTTGATGTACCTGATGCACCTAGTGTAGTGAATGAGCCTGTGCTTGGGGTAGTTGCACCTAGTGCAGCTCCATCTATCGTACCACCATTAATATCGGCTGTAGCGGCTACTAAAGAAGTATTAGCATTAAGTGTCGTAAATGTACCTGCCGCTGGTGTAGCTGAACCAATAACAGCATTATCAATAGCACCTGAGTTTAGGTCTACGGATGTAATAGTTGTAGTGCCTGTAAGTGTTGATGTACCTGTAACAGATAAGTTATTGTTTAGTGTAGCACTTGTAAATGTAGCAGTTGTAGGTGTTGAAGCACCTAAGATAGTTCCATCAATATTACCTGCATTAATATCTACAGTAGCTAGTGTGGCTGTACCTTGTAAGTGTAAGTCTTTAAACTTAGCTGAGCTTGAACCTAAGTCAATATCATTAGTTGTAACTGGAAGTATAACACCGTCTTGGAAACGTACTTGTTCTACAGCGGCTGAGGATACTTCTACGAATACACCAACTGTATTGTTGTTAGTGTTTATAACAACTTTGTTTAATGCATCAACATCACCGATAAGAGGAATGTAACCACCTTCACCTGTTGAGCCATCGTGCTTGTGTCCACTTGATACAGCAAATGCATCACGGAGTTTGTTATACTCAGCGTTAATAGGTGCTGCACGAAGTGTAGCTGTTGGTATTATGTCTGCTAAAGACTGTCTTACGTAACCTGCCAAAGTATCATCTCCTGTCGGCTGTCTCATACGTCAAGGCTACTGCCTGTATAGTATGACTTGCGTTTGTATTATTTGTAACGTAGTTCACTGAAACAGAATTACCTGATCCTGATATATTGGTAAGAGTTTTAGGTGATGGATTACCATCGTAAATACCACCTGCTCCATATATAGCTGTGCCATACACTGAAGCTGCACCCTCTGTAGTAAATTCGTAGTTGGTTGGGTTAATTGTATTTATATCATCATAGTCATAAGATACACCAACAAATACTTCTGTATTACCCTCAGACTTAAGATATGTATTTACTTTGTGTACTACTTTACGTACCTCTGGGTCTTGCATGTAAAAGTAAGGGGTTTGATATAAACTAAATATATCTTGTCCACCAAAACTATTACCTTTTTCTTGTCGATGTACTTTACCAGAACTATCGCCATGTATTACATGTTCAAACTGCCCTATATACCCACTATCAACACAGTTAGCTTCTATACCGACCAACTGGCTATATTCAAAAACACTCTGTTTATTCTGACTTTTACGTATACCGCCTATTAAAGACAAAGATGATTCATTTTTAAAGAAGAATCTAAACTGTGACTTTTTCCTAAGTACAACTATAGAAATATCTACAATCTGTTCTGATAAATAGTAGTTATCGAAGATAGACTGTATTTCTTTAGACACAGTAGCAAGCTCAACATCACCAATTTTATCAGTACCAGAAATAGGACGTATACCGTCAGGGCCTAAGAAAAGTAAGTCACCACCAAATTCTACAACAGAATCAGGGGCAAGGCAACCCATATTCGATGTTACATTTTCTAATACAAAATTAGATATGTTGTTACCAATTAATCTTTTTATATTGTTAGCACCAAAGATATAAAGTTGATTACGAAACTTTTTGATAGCTGTTATAGTGTAACCTACATTAATAACACCAGCACCGTTAGCAGGGTTAAAGTCAGAATAATTAAGAGGAGAACTAAAGTATAAACTAGATGATTCAGAAGAATCACCACAAAGAAATAAATGAGAAGAAAACTCTTCTGAATACTTAGGGTTGTTTGGAGCTTGTGCGTGTGTTATTTGTGTGTATGTAGTACCATTATATGCAGCTGCAGGATTTATACCATCAGTAAGGATTAATATTTCACCTGACCAGTTAAAGCTAGTAAACCTTATTTTACTAACATTAGTCATACTAGGATTACCAGCCTCAGGTATAGCTACCCAAGAGTCATTTGAATCCTGCCACCTATACAAGTAATCATGGCCAGTTGTAGGTTTTCTACATGCAAATATACCATCATGTAAGTTACCATTAACAGCTACACCTAGTACAGGGCCAGTTCCAGGAACAGTACCATAGTCATTAGTATAACCACTTATACGACGATACCCACCCGAAAGGGCAGGTTCGTAATTAATCATACGTATAGCACTACCAGACAAACCAGAGGCTTGTGTTAAGGGATCAACATTAGTGATCAACCCTCCAGTACAAACCGATAGGTATGTATTTAGTTTATCAGCCATTTAACTAAAACTCTTAGTTGTAGCATTAGAACCTTTTAATAGTACAGTAGATAAGATAGAATCTTTACTATCTACAACAAGCCTTTTCATAGACTTTATTCCTACTTTAAATTTATCTTTGTGTAATTGTGCAGACTGTTCATTAGACCTAAAGTACATAAGGTACATCATTGCACCATCGATTATAATATGTTTAAACCTATCAGGTATAATACAAACATCAGAGCTTAATACTAAATCATTTGGAAACTTCCAGTATTTGTACTCAACAACATAAGCTGTATCGGGTACTGGAGTAACACCAAACTTTTCTTCTTGAGTCTTGTAAACATTTAAGGGTTTAGTGTAACCATCCAAACCAGAAGTGTCATCACCAGCTCTACGATTTGATAGGTACTCATCGTATGATAGTGGTTTTAAAACACCTGGGTCTGTTGTGTTTGTGTTCTTTAAATAAAAAGATTCCCAATCAGCTTTTGAATAGTCTGAAGGGAAATCGTAAGTCTTCGTACCTACTGATAGTGTTTGTTCATAGGTTACTAACGTGAAGGGCCACTCTTGAGCCTCTTGTAGTATTTCACGTATAGAAGAGTTAATAGAATCTTTGGCTAGTGATTGTACATTTTTAGTTGTAGAAAAGTCTTCTTCACTAATTTCAACCTCGTTAAGACGACGAAGTAATTCATTCACTAGGTTTATATAAGTCGCCATGTAATTTCCTACGAGATTTTAAATGTAGATAAAGGGGCAAACACAAAGTTAGCCCCTTTAAGTTATTTTATGCTAAGTTGTATTTAGCTGTAATCAATGCCTCTGGGCGTAAAATCTTACGTCCGTAAAGGTGCATACCACGGCAGATGTCAGCGAATGAATCTGGGTCACGGTATGTTTCTGTTTTGTTGATTTGCTCTGCAGTTGCTACAGCTGAATCATGACCAGCTACGATAACACCGTAGTTAGCATTTTGGTTAGCTGTGTTTGTAGTTCCTGCACCAGTACCTACTG